ATGCAGGAGTACGTGAAAACCGGCCGGGATTTCTGGTTCGATCTCATGATTGTGAACGAAGACCCGCAGTCTTCGGCCGGCCGGCAGCGGGTGGTACTGAAAGGCTGCAACCTGGACAGCGTGTCGGCGGCGCAGTTCGACGCCACCAGCGATGACCGGCTGGAAGAAGAGCTGCCGTTTACGTTCAGCGATTACGAAATTTTGGAAAGCTTTAACACCATCACAGGCGCCTGATCTTCGGGCGCCCTATTTTTCAGGAGGGTAGATTATGAGCAGTTTGCAGGCGTTTTTCGCACAGAATGCGAAAGCAGAGATCGTCGATGAGGTGGTCGTTTCCGACCGCTTCAAGGATGAGAATGGCAATCCGATTCCGTGGAAAATTCGGGCGATCACGGAGGCTGAAAACGAACAGCTTCGCAGGGCGGCCACCCAATACGTGAAGGGGCCCGGTGGCCGCCGGATTCCCGAAATTCAACCTGACGTGTTTATGGCAAAGGTTGTCGTGTCGAGCGTGGTGTTCCCGGATTTGAAGGACGCCGAACTCCAGAAGTCTTACGGCGTTTTGGGCGCCGAGGAATTGCTCAAGAAGATGCTTCTTTCCGGCGAATATGCGCGGCTCGTGCAGGCCGTTCAGGAGATCAACGGCTTTGATAAAGATATCAACGAACTCATGGATGAGGTAAAAAACTAATCAAGGAGGGCGACGGCGAATGGAACTACGCCTATTACGCCCTCCACAAACTAGGGATCAAGCCGTGGGAACTGGCTGAGTACACAGTCGAGCAGAAGGCCGCGCTGTATGCGATGATCGACGTTCGGATCGAGGCCGAGAAGAAGGCCGAGGCGAAAGCGCAGGCTAAGGTAAAGAAAAAGCCTCCCAGACGCCGATAGATGTAGTAGAATATTAAAAAAGGCGAAGCATGGGAGGCTTTTCTATGTCTGGGGTTATTGTTTTTCTGTTGATTTTGGCGGCGGCGTGGTTTGTTCTGTTCCGAGAGAGAAGGGAAGCAAAGAAACTCGGCGCAAAACTGCACACCGCCGCCATGCATCTTTACGGCGTGCCCGGTTTGGGGCAAAAGGAATTCGTGAAACTGTTCTTTGCTGATGATCGGTTGATAATCCGGGCAAAGAAAAGGACGTTCGAGCTAAACTACGAAAAGCTGACGGCTATCAAGGCCGCGAAGGAAACTGATTTAATAAAGGCCGACAAGTCCGTGCTGGGCCGCGCGGCTGTCGGAGGTCTGGTTCTGGGACCGCTGGGCGCGATTGTGGGAGGCATGTCCGCCGTTGGTGGAAAGAAAAACGTTCGAGGCGAATTGCTGATTTTGAACTATCTGCCAGACGGGCAGAGTGAGCCACAACCGATTATCTTCAATCTGCGGAAGATGTCGAATCCGAAGAAGATTGAGAAATTCGTTACCGACCGTCGCCCAGAACTGGTGGAACCGAGTTTTGTGACGTTGTAAATTCACGCCCTTCGGGGCGTTTTTTTATATCGGACGATGCAGAAAAGGCGGTGAGAGCATGCCAACGGTAACTGCAACACTGAAAATGTTTGACGCTATGACAAAGCCGATCCAGCAGATCACGAACAGCATGAACTTGATGATCCGGGCGATGGAGCAAATGCAACGTTCGGCCAACCGAAATCTTACGGTTGATCGGACATTGACGGCTGTGAAAAAACAACTGGCGTCGGCTGAGGCGGGGATTAAGCAAAGCATCGACGCCGCAAAGCGGGCGCAGGACCGGTTTACGCAGTCCGTGAAGCAGTCGAAGTCGTCTACGGATAGTCTTGGATCGTCGATTAAGAAATGGGCGACTGGTCTGGCCTCCGCATATCTGACAGTTCAGGGGATTCAAAGCGCTTTGGGGGCGGCGGATACGTTTATTTCCGCCCGGGCGCGGCTGGATTTGATCGTCGATCAAGGGCAATCTGTGGATGATTTGCAGGCGCAAATCCACGCCGCCGCGCAACGGACGCGTGGTGATGTTATCGCGATGACGGATAGCGTGGCGCGTCTTGGGTTGCTGGCTGGCGATGCGTTTGGTTCGAGCGGTGAGATCGTCGCGTTCGTCGAGACGTTGCAGAAGGCGTTCACGATCAGCGGCGCCGGGGCACAGGAACAAGCTTCCGCTATGTACCAATTGTCTCAAGCGATGGCGTCCGGACGACTGCAAGGTGACGAGTTCCGGGCGATCATGGAGAACGCTCCGATGGTGGCTGAGGCGATTGCCCGGTATCTCGGTGTATCGAAGGGCGAATTGCGTGACTTGGCGTCCGAGGGGGCACTGACGGCTGATGTAATCAAGGCCGCCCTGTTCTCGGCGGCGGATGACATCAATGCTAAATTCGCAGAAATGCCTATGACGTTCGGCGCGGCGTTTCAAAATGTCAAGAATGAGGCGTTCAAGGCGTTCGCTCCGGTATTCCAGCAGATGAGTGACTGGCTCAATTCGGAGCGTGGTGTGGCGATGATGAACGCTATCACGAACGCGATTTATCTGGCCGCAGGCGCGGCGAGTGGTCTGCTGAACGTCTTGACGTGGATCGGTGACACGATTGCGAATAACTGGTCGATCATCGAGCCGATCCTGACGGTGGTGGCGAGCGCTCTGCTGGCACTGATGATTCAGCAATTGTGGCGAATGGTCGCCGCGGCGTGGGCGATGGTGCCGCCGCTTCTGGCGCAAGCCGCCGCGTGGCTGGCGATGAACTGGCCGATCCTGCTGATCGGCGCCGCTATCGGTCTGCTGATTTACGTCTTCAACAAATGGGGTGACATTGCGGCGAAGGTCATTGGATTTATCGGCGGAATCATCGGCACGCTGATCGCGTTCGTCTATAACCAATTCGTCTGGGTCGCCAATTTCGTGCTGTCCGTGGCCGAGTTCTTCGCCAACGTCTGGCGCGATCCTGTGTATGCGGTCAAAAAGCTGTTCTACGATTTGGTGATTATTGTTTTGAAACAGCTTCAGAAGCTGGCTTCCGGCATCGAAAACATCATCAACAAGATTCCCGGTCTGAACGTGGACATTACGTCCGGGATCGAGAACTTGCTGAACAAGCTGGAGTCAGCCCGCGACAGCCTGCAAACCGAGGCCGATGTTGTCGAGCTGATGCGATTCGAGGCGATGGATTACACCGAAGCGTTCAACATTGGCCGGGAGTGGGGCGAGGCCGCAGGCGGCTTCGTAGCAGACAAAGTGCAGGGCGCTTTTGACAAGGTTCAGAACTTGACGAGGATGTTCGGCGGCGGTGCTGATGCAATGGATGACATCAGTAAGTATCTCGCCAATATTGACAAAAACGGCCTTGATAAAGTCGGGAAGGTCGGAAAAATCGAGGACACGGTGGACGTTTCCAGCGAGGACTTGAAGCTGATGCGCGAACTGGCCGAAATGAAGTCGATCCAGAACTTCGTGACGCTGCGGCCGTCGGTCCGGGTACAAACCGGACCGATCAGCAAAGAGGTGGATGTTGACACGGTGATCGCGCGGATTGAGGAGGCGCTGAACGAACAGATTGCTTCTTCGGCAAAGGGGGTGTTTAGACTTGTCTGAGGCCATCGTCAATAGTATCACTGAAAGATTACGTGAAAAGATCATCCGCTCTACGAAAGTCATTTGCGAGCAAAAGGGTGATCGGTTTATTGGAACCGTAAAAATAGATGGTAGTATAGTCACTGCCATCAATGAAGCAACTGACGAATTAAAACGGCTGGTCGAATAAAAGAAATACGGGGCGCGAGATTAGTTATTTACCGAATTTTTTGAAGGCTTTTTCTAAATTTTTCAGGCTCTTATCAAACTTTCTCAATGCCTTGTCGGCGTCTGAGAGAGTTTTCTTTGTCGTCTCGTCGTGGTTCAGTTGAATGTCCACCTGGCAATGCGGGCATTTTACTACGCTGCCATCAACCATAATCTTTTTGAATTTGACGCTGAAACTTGATTGACATTGAGGGCAATCAATATCAAGATTTTCGTCGCCGAATAATGATTCAAGATCGATTTTTGGCATAAGTATCAAGCCTTTCTCTCCTCGCGCCCCGTACTTACAAAATTCTGCAAAATGTTCCTATTACCTTCTCCGGGAGGTGGTGTTTTGGCTAAGCGGTATGGCATCTGGCTCAGCTGGAACAACCAGGAGGAAGGGTTTGAGCTGCCCGTCCTGCCCAGCGAGATCGGCCCGTCCATCCGCGGCGACGGCGCCGGGCATGACGTGTACAAGCTCGGCAAGATCAACGTCATCAAGGACCGGGACTTGGCCGAGTACACAATCGAGAGCATTTTTCCTGCGCAGCGGTATCCTTTCGTCACGGCGTCGATCGTGCTGGAGCCGAAGGTCTACGTCGATTACATCATGAAATGGTGGGATTCGAAACGGCCGATCCGTTTCACGGCCGTGACGGCCACCATGGAGATCAACACACCAGCCAGCATC